GGTTCAAAGAACACTGGTTCATCGTCAACATACCGTCTTGATATCTCGTTCCACGTTAAACCAATCTGGTGTTTCACCAACTGTCGTGCAACGAACACAGGCGCCTTGATATGAAACTGTGCAGAACAATGACCAAAGGGACTCCAGTGCTTATGTTTTGCAAGGTATGAAATTAACTTCCCATCCTTTAGGTCATCAAACTCTGATACTCGTTTTCCAAAAGATACACGAGCTGCGTTTACAACCGTCAGGTCATCACCCATACTGTCTATGAGTTCTACAGATAAAAAATCACTTGACATTTTTCTTCTGTGGCCTCCTAGTTGGTCTGTAACCTCTCGGCCACTCTGGAGTACGACTTGCGAGTTTCTTAGTTCTTTCTCGCAGTTCTTCGTTCTCACGTTGTAATTCTGCACAAGCGAACTCTAAGTCCTTTATGCGACCCTTTGCGTTTTGAAACTTATGTTCAAAAAAGTTTTCTGAACGAATTTTCTGAGGCACTTTACTGCTCCTTCTCTATCAAATTTATTAAGACTATCTTACACCTTTCTTTGGGCATTGTCAAGAACTTTTTATAGTCATTCATCAATTTTTTAATGTCTGGCCAAAAAAGATCTTCACTCATTTTTTTATCCCAATTCTTTTCATACTGCACAAGTTCGTTCAGTATGATAAGTGTTTCCAATGATACACGTTTACCAAAGTATTCTTTTAGTAGTAATGGGTGAGAACCCTCTGGTACTTCAAACAATTTTTCAAAGTCGCCAACGTGCGGTGACAACTCTTGTTCAAAATTATAACTTAAACTCTGCGTATGTTTTTTCCAATTCTCATAGACAACATCACTAAACTCACCTATCCAACCTTTCTTACTTGCCCAAACAAAATTTGCAACAAGATAATCTTTGATATCATCATACTCTTTTAATCGGTTGGCTAACTTTACAAAAAACAAACGGTCTTTTCTTTTGTAAAAGGATTTTCTGGAAACTTTGGATTTTCCACCAAACTTATGAAAGTTATAATCACCTTCACCAAAATGTGCTTTGATTGCACAGTATAACAAGTAAACATCAACAGATTCCATTATATCGGTAGTTTGGCCTTCTTAGGTAGGAAGTTTAGGTCAGCTGCATTGACTTCTATCTTTTCTTTGAGTGCTTTACTGATTAGTCTTGCGACTGTAGATGGGTCTATTTCATTCTTAGAACAATACCATAACACCGCATCCATGTGAGTGATATTTTTCTCCAGTGCTATTTGTTCTATCTTGAGTGAAAATGTTTTAGTGGTTTGCATACAAACTCCATAATAAAAAGGTGGCCCGTTGGATAACAAGGTGGGCCAAACCCCGATGAGGTTCTACGCAGCTAAGCGATATTCCTCATAGTACCAATTATCGTTGGCAGTTATATTAACCGTTAAGGTGGTTAGCCTCGTACTCTCCGCTTGTCTACTAGTTGCCCAGTCGAATCTAGTTCACCCCCCTCAAAAAAAGACTAGATAAATGATTCCAGAAATTAGAGCGATGTCTGCACATATACTCCATGCAATATAAACTCGAAATCCCCATTTCGAGACATCTTTTATTAAACGACTCTTCATCGTCATCACCCATATTTTTCTGTATCATGCTAATCCCCTTTTGGTGGAGGTGGGCGGAATTGCACCGCCGTCCTAAACAATTTCCAACTCGCATCATCGAATACGTTCTATATATACTATCAAAGTTCTCTAGGTAATGTCAATACCTAAACCGCAAAAGAGCTACCGCAACCGCAAGTTGTTTGCACGTTTGGATTGCGAATAACAAACTGCGATGAAAAATGGTCTGACGAATAATCAATCTCTGCACCGTCTAGGTATTGCAGACTCAATGGATCAACCACAAGTGTTACACCGTCTGTAACGACTGCTTCATCGTCCTCTTTCTGTTCATCGAATGTAAAACCATATTGAAAACCAGAACAACCGCCACCCTCTATAAACACACGCAAGTTTATAGCATCAGTGACTTCTGGATCTTCATCCATAATTTCTTTTACTTTCTTTGCAGCTGCACTATGAAATACTAAACTCATTGATTGCTCCTTCTAATAATGGTAAGTACTCATGTTTACTTTTTACAAACTCTTGTACTACACCGTCCTCAGTCACCACTAGAATAACAATTTGGTCTGTAGGTATACCAGTTCTTTCCTCATACATCTCTGCATACGCAGCAGTCTGTATGTAGTAGTTTTCATTGTACTCGTCATTACGTTCAGAGGTGGATGTCTTGAAGTCTATAATAGACAACACATCGTTATACTCTGCAATACAATCAACCCTACCAGCTACCTTATATTTATCAGAATACAAACCACATTCTTGTGCATGGATATTATTTATCCGTTGCAATGGACGATTTCTTAATTGATTGAACAAACAAAATGGAAGAAAGTTTTTCTCTGCCTCTTCCCACCAATGGGGTTGATCAAACCCAACATTATTCAAATAGTCCTCACACATCTGGTGAACCAGAGTTCCACGTTTTGCAGCCTTGCGTGAGATATAGTTTGCAACATCATTACCGACACGTTTACGCCACTCGAATAATCCTTGTTTACCCCTGTTAGATAATACAGTGGTGATAGATGGATACTCTTTCCCTTCTGGTGTAACGTAGTATCTTTTTCTGTCGATTGTTTTTGTTGATAGTTCTGGTAAATTTGTTCCAATATGTTTAAAGCGAAATGTGCTCATTATATATCCTTACATTAATTCAAAGTGTGGTGCATCGATAAACGGTCTGCGTCCCTGACTCCTTCTGGTATCAATGTAAGAGTTCATTGCATCTTCCATTGTTCCTTCCCATTCACGAATATCGGTGACAGTCCAAGCTGCACCCCAACGAACTGCAACGTCCACTTTGACAGCTGCTTCTTTCATTGCGTCTGCGATTTCATCATAGACGTTTAGTTCCCATGAACCTCGTCCACCGATGTACGCCATCAAGTCAACTGCACGACCCTCTAGGTGTTTTGATTTCATTGTTTGAGATGCACCAGACTCCACCAGTTGTTTTTGTTTTTCCTCAGTGCGTAGTCCCTCTATAACACCAAAGTCTATCTTTGTGACTTTGATTGCTTCATAGACAACTTCTTTTAGTTCGGGTTCTATACCCATAAGTCTCTCTTGAGATCTTGTTGAAAGTTTATAAGCCATTATTCAAATCCTAATCCTAGTTTTGTTTTTTGAATGAGATAACTCCTTACAAATCCAGATCGAACAATATCACCAATCGTAAATTCGGTGAGATTGAACTCGTCCATTTCTTCTAGGATTCTAGTGAAGTCGTGTAGTCCGTTCTTCTCATTCTGTTTAGTTAAATCTGTTTGCATAAAATCACCACAGAAAAATATCTTGGAGTCTTGTCCGATTCTTGTGATAATAGTGTCTAGTTCGTGAAAGTTTAAGTTCTGACATTCATCCACAATGATAATCGCATTGTCAAAAGTTAATCCACGCAAGAACGATGTCGATAGAAAATAGAAACTTCCTTGAGCCTTCAACCTCTCGTACAACGCACTAAATGCTTGTTCATTAGGTTGCTCGAACATGAACTGTACCATGTTCGCATAGGGAACTTGATAGAGTGCAGCCTTATCTTCCTCATCGCCTGGCAAGAATCCAATCTCTCTTGTCGGTATAAGGGAACGCACCACAATCACTTTGTCGTATGGTGTTTCGTTTTTTAACACTTCACTCAGTGCAAGGTATAACGAAATAAATGTTTTACCTGTACCAGCACAACCAAAAAGAAACTGGTTTCTACCATCTTTCCAACTTTTGAATACTTCTTTCTGATTGTCTGTGATTGGCTTTACTTGAACTAAATGAGAGTGGTTGATTTCTTTTTTCTTAGACATTTCCATCCTTTACGTTGTCTTATATGTGTTACTAAGTTTCGGTACAACTTGGCCACCGTCTTTAACGAGTCCATGTTTCCTACCCACACCTTCAACTTTTTTCTTCGCATTGGTTCGGTTATCACCAAACCGATCTGCAAGTGGACTGTTAGGGTGAGCTTCTGCAACTCGACTGAACACCTCTGTCATACCACCGTCCATGCGTTTGACAACATGATCTCCGACAATGGCTGGTGCAGAGATTAACTTTCTGCACGTTGGATTGTCAATCAAGTATTGTTGTAGCTCTGAATACTTACAAAAGATTGTATGGTATTCATTTGTTTCATCATCCATAATTTCATA